TTGAATATTTCAGACTGAAACTGATTGAATTGTTCTTTAAATACTTGTGGGGTGTCACCAACACCAAACTGTTGACAAGGTATTGATTCAATATGTTTCAATAGTTCAGATGGGTTCTGAATACATTTAAATAAGTTATAATTTAAAGGGTTGAAGTCGTTATAGACAACATTCTTCAGGTTTGGGTATTCTTTCAAATCCATGTTGAAGAATACCCAATACATTCCTGAGAAAGGTTCTACATACGTTTCTGTGTCTTTTGGAATGAATGGTACAATCCATTTTCCGATTTTTGATTTGCCACCGATATAAGAAAGCATGTGCGTTTTTTTTACAAATGTAATATAAATTTTTTAATCTTCATAAGAAATATCATTGATTTCAGATACAGTCTCATCTAAAGTAATCTCACCAGTTCCACTCAATATTGCGTTCCAATATTGTGAATATTCTTTTTTGTATTTCTCCAACGCTTCCTTTGTATCGGATATATAACCTTGTGGTACTGCTATGATTTTACCATCTTTGTAAGCAATACCATTTACATGATTTTTAAGTATAGAAATTTTAGTTCTAACAGCGTAAGAAACTGTTCTTCCATTTTTCGTTGCTGTAATGTGGTTAATACCATTATCCACTTCATTACCAAAAAGAAATACTAATGATGCTGCTAGCCATAAAGCTTCACCACCTTTAGCTTTAATTTTTGGTTGTCCAAAAGGATTTGAGGGTAATTGAACCCAAGGTTGGTTGATTACAACCATAGTATTATAATACGGATAATCTTCTTTCTTTGATTTCGTAATTCTTGAATGAATACCCATTCCAACCTTATCAGCTAAAGCCGCCGCATTGTGCATTTTTCCACCTTTACCTTCAAAAGTCATTTGACATGGTAATGAACCAACACTATCCCATAAAATAAGTAAGTTATAAGGTAACTCACCTTTTTCTTGAGCGTCTAACAAATTATTTATATATTCAGTAGCTTGTTCAATATAATCAAAACTATCGTTGAATATAAAGTCCCCATCCCATGTTCCATCTTCTGTTTGTTCAGCTTCTAATCCTAATTCAACTGCGTGTGGCCAATTCCACTTTTTTTCGGTAATAATAAACACAGGAAGATGTCCTCTTTTTTGTGCATCAGCCGCAGCTAAAATCATTGCAGTAGTTTTCGAAGTATTCGTATGCCCTAAAAAGATGTTAATCCCACCCATAACAGGTCCTGGTAATCCACAAGCATCCATGAACGATTCTCCACAATTGTAGAAACTTTCCGTCTTATATTTTGTTTTTGTTGAAAATTTGGACTTAATAGAATCCAAACTAATTTCTTTTTTCTTTATTGCCATTGTTATAATCGTTTAATAATTTTTGATAATCTTTTTTCCATTTTGGTTTTAATTCTATTTCACCTGTTGGTATTTTACCTTTCCTTCTTTCATTTTCAATATATTGTGAATGTCTTACAATGACATTAGGTCTTTCTGGTGAATCAGTTCCCATCCCACTCATATGATAATCTCTTCCTCCCCACATGTAAAACCACGATACTTCATTGTCAGGTGGTGACGCTTTAACAATTTTGTTAGACATTCTCATAATGTTATGAACAAATGTTGCATCATATCCGGCATTCTCTATTGGGTGTTTACCTACCTTCTCCCAAATTTGTTTACTATATACAATACCCGAATTTCCCAAACTTGTTATTGCAGTAATATTTGGTTCGTTATAAAATACTCCTTTTTGCCAATGAAGTAAATCGGTATCTTTAATAAAATATTTTGAAACGTTTGATAGGTGATTTGGTAATGCAATATCGTCATCATCCCAAACCGCAATAATTTCACCAGAACATAACGAAACTGCATAATTTTCTTTTTCACCAATAGTTTGAAATGTTTCACTCAGATTATAAATCTTAACGTCAGGGTGATCGAATTTTAATGTTTGTAATGGGTAGTCATTAACTATAATCATTTCTTTTTTTCCATCATAGTTTTGATTTAAAAAAGAGTATAAACTTTCCTCTAACAAACTTACTCTACCATAAGTTATACATTTACATGAAATGAAAGGGTGATTCATTTAAAATTTTTAGTGAATTTAAAAATGAACCCCACCTATTAAATGGGGTTCGAGATTAGAAAATATTTTTAAAATGGAAGGTCTCCGTCAGCATCAAAATCTTCTTGAGGGTCACTATAGGTTGTTGATTTACCACCAATAGAAACTTCACCAGTTGATGAATCACCGTAAGTATAACCACCTTTTTCACTATCCCATTTTGGCGTTTCACCTTTTGCAATTGCTTCCAAATATTCTACAGGTTTTTTAGAATAAACATCTTCCCAAGTTAATTCATCATTAATCCATGATTTTGATGTTTCATCATTATCATGTAGAGGTGATGGATCATCATACATAACAGTTTGTATAATTGTATAGAATCCACCTTTTGGAGTTTTTGCTTTAGTCATTTCAAGGATAATGTCTCTACCTTTTTGAGAATCGGTAACATCACCTTTAGCTCGGAAGATTGGAATTATTTTGTCCAATATACCCTCGTTCTTGTAGTTGTGTTTGAACCTCCAAAATTTTACACCGTCTTGTTCGTTATCACGATCAATAACCTTAACGATGTAAAATTTTCTTGGTTTATATTGTTTTGCGAGTTCTTTATCGGATTCTCTTCCAGTCGCCATAAGTTCTTCATAAACTTCACTCAAAGGTGAACGTTCATTAGAGTTCTTACCTGGGTCGTAGAATTTTTGCCATTTACCATCAACTTGGATTTCGTGAAACCACACCTCTTTAAAGGGGGAACTTCCATCATTAGTTGGTAGAATTCTAAGTCTTTTTTGTCCTTGTTTTTCATTGTCTTTAAGAAGAGCTGCGAAGTATTTCTTCATTCTTTCATCTTGAGACATTTTGTTGGTATTACTACCAGATTTTTGTGATTGTTCGTACTGTGCTAAAATAGCATCTAATGGATTTGTCGCCATGTTTTAATAAATTTTAAGTTAAGAAATATTATACACAATAGTAAGTGTCAGCCGTGGGTTTGTCAAATAAAGTACTAATATATTTTCTTGAATCCGCTCATGTCGTTTTCAGGTGTCATTTCCGTATCTCCGAAGTCTCTAAAACTTCTTTTGATTTCATTTGGTGAGTAACCTTCAACATCGTCAGGAGTTATAATATATTGTTCTTTTCCAGATTTTTCAAAGTCTTCTTCTTTATCTTCAAAGAATTGACTCAATTTCTGATTGAATGGTCCTGAATCCAATGTTCTTAATTCCATTTTTTCTTCAGGACTTTTTGTTCTATATTTTTCTATCTTAGTCTCTAGTGTATTTAACTTGTTAATTATGTCATCCATAGTCCCAAGTTTTTGTTCCAAATCGTTGAGGTGGTTGAATAATGTTTCAAAATATTCTTCTTGTTTATCTTCAACAGATTTTTGACTTTTAACTAAATCAGTTACTTTAATTTCTTCTTTGTTTTCCTTTTCCTTTTCATCCCCAATTTTTTCCACATCAGGATCCGCAGCAACATCAACAGGTTGTGGTGGAGCGGCTGGTGGTGGAGCACCTACACCAGGTGCAGGAGGAGGGGGTGGAGCACCTGCGTCACCTGGAGGTGGAGGAGGTAATTCCCCTGCATCACCTGGTGGTGGAGGAGGTGGTAATTCCTGTTCATTGATATATCTAGTAATCTGATTATGTCTTTTGATTTCTTCAATAATTTTTAAATCAACTCTCATTTTTGGGTTATCCGTTTAATAATTGTTTTATACCTGTTGTGGTTTCAACTTGAATTTTTCTGTTAGTTTTCAAAGTGTTATCAACTCTTTCAATTAAACCATCTTTCATTCTAACAGTGTAACACTCTCCGGTGTCCAAGTCACAAACTTGTTTAGTTCCATCGCCCATATCTTTTTCAGAATGACGTGTATTTTTACCTAAGTAACTATCTAAAATTAATTTTACGCTCATAGTTTTTATTTTAATATAAATATATTGGTTTATTAAAAAAAATTATCGATTTCTCATTGAATCCCATAAAACAAATGCTTCACTAACAACTTTAGTGTAATCTGATAATGTTCCATCTTGTTTTATTTTATTGTAGAACGCAACACCCTCATTAATATTATTAAATCCATTTTCAACAACAAACTTAGTAATAAAATCTATAGCTATTTGTGTTCCTTGTCCTGCTGGAACTTGGGTATTATTCAACATTCTAGGTTCCCATCTTGCTTTTAAGAAATCAATATTCTTATTAAAACTTCCAAAAATAAGATAAGGAGTATTATTATTAGAACAGAAAAATTTATTGTCAGTATATGGTGATAATTCACCCCAATCAGCTTTCAAATCTAACCCCATAAAATTATAACCATAGGCTTGGAATTTTGAGGATTGTGAACTTCTACTACCAATATATATTTTTGCAAAAATACTAATCGCTAATATTAATTTTTTCTCTTTATTTTGTTCTGTTACATTAACAAAAATAATTTCAGAAATTATATTTCTAGCATCTAATGCAGTTATTTCATTTCTTTTTGGTGATTCATTTGTAAATCTTTCGTACCTAGTTATCGTTGGTGTACATGTCTGATTACTATTAATTGTATTAGAATTAGTCGCCAATAAAGTTTGAGCCTGACTTGATAGTCCCGCAATATTAGTTGGATTCTTAGCAGTATCCGCATCTTTTTCTTGTGTAATTACTTCATTGATTTTACTAATTAAATTTGTCTTAAGTGATTGTAGATAATTATCAATTTTTGGTAATGATGCTGTTGGTTGTCGAATTCCTCTAATGTCCGTTGAAAATTCTCCTGAAGATATTTGGTGATTTACTTCCAATATCATATAAGGTCCACTAAACATCGGGACATTTCTAAGGTTAAAGTACATCGTTGGTTGTATCAAAGCATTACCCAACATACTAACCGAACATGAATAACTTCTATTTTTATATAAATTATATAAAGAAATGTTTTGAGTTGTCCCTCCACGGTTACCACCTTGATTAGCCATTTGATTTAATATTTCTAACGACTCCGCAGTCGCCAAACCTGAGTTTTGTCCAACACTAAATGTTTTAAATACCCCTTGATTTTGAGGTCCAATATCAACATTAAATCCAACAACTTTGTTTGATTTATCCCAATCTTTTTTTCCTGTTAAATCTTCAATTAATGGATTGTCACTGGCTCTTCTCAAATCAAAAGCGTCATTTCTAAATCTATAATCAACATTTTTAATATCCAATTGTTCACTCGGTTTACCACCATAAAAACAAACCATTTTTGCGGTGGAATCTCTATAATCTACATTCAAAAATGTACCGAATAGTGTGTTTGCAAAATCCGCACTACCTTCAACTTTGGGTTTAGGATTTTTAGTTGCTTCTTGTACATTATAGAAATTAATATACGATGGGATATTCATAACAACAAAATTATTTTCAACGATTATTGTCTGAACAAATGACAACATGTTAACTTTTGGTGCTATGGTATTTAAGGTTTCTTTTAATTTAAAAATATCTATTAAAACTTTATCACCAATATTTCTACTGGCTCTATCTAATAAAAGAACGTCCTCGAATAATGTCTTGTTTTTAAAATCGTTACCTGCAATCCATTTATCATTTAAAGCTTTAAATGATTCCCATAGTTCAACTTTAGGTTGTGGTTCTCCATTTAATTCATTAGCCTTTGCAGGTTCTATAGTATTATTAACATCAGGTAAATCTTTCTGTAATTTAGGTATTAACACATTTATAATCTTACCTTGAAAATCTTCAACCCCATTTAAAAATGTTGTCATACCATTAAAGAACGCATTAATACCATTTTTGTTAAGTGGACTTGGTATCGGATCGTAAGTTGGTGGATCAATTTCTTCTAATCTCACAATATACTGTGGATCATTCGGATTAGTTGTTGTACTACCGTAAGCACCGATAATAACCTCATCTATTAATTTTTGTTTAATATCAGTAGGTGTTGTACCAACTATAGTATAAAAAGTAAAAGCACTTTCAAACAATAAAACACCTTCAGGACTTTTATAAATTGATCTATATTTAGGTCCTCTTTGTTCTACTGATATAGTATATAGATTTTTAAGTAACGCAATCGCAACAATATTTGGTGGTGTACTTGGGATAGGTGTTGGTGGACTTATTGGGTTCGACTGAAATTTGTTCAACTTTTGAGTTGCATACATCTTAATAATTTTAGCAAATTGCTTAATATTAAACTCGGTGAAGGCAACATTCAAATCAATAAAGAAATCTGTAATATATGAACCGTTGTTATCGTATTTTAATTCAGGTATATTTGAGAATCCAACATAGGTTTCCAAAGTTCTCCATGCGTCAGGATAATTTGTTTTGGATGTTAATAGTGATACTCCACCACCATTAGTAGGTAGTGCGTCAGGAGTTACTATAGTATATTTATCCCATTCGTAAGCATCTACAACAGGTACATTTGAAAATGAATAGAATAGTTTTCTATCATAATTTGATGGGTTACCAAATTTAAAATAAACATCAAACTGTAAAAATTGATTGATATAACTGTTGAATATTTCAAACTGTTTTGATTGATATTTTGTAACAATTTCAGTTCCCGTATTTCCAGTTAATTTAGGTAGCTTCATCATTTCCCTCATAAATGCTTGGAAATTACGAATATTTTTTTCACTTACCGTTCCACTACTCTGATTTATTTGATTCTGTAAATCTGCAGAAGACGATAATTCCATTATTTGTAATGGATCCACCGAAGAACCAATAGTATCATCAATATCATATACAGTTCTCGAAAATTTTAAGAACTCTTTCTCAAAACCATCCAATACCGATCTTTCAAAAACAGATAAAACTTCATCCATTTTGGTATATGCCGATATACCATTTATTGAGAAATTTTCCTGATTAACTCTATCTGAAAATATTTTTTTAATATAATCAGTCGGAGATGGTTTACTAACTTTAGTATTATCATAATAACCATAATTTGGCGCCGTCCAAAATAATCTAACAGAACCATTATGTAATGATGTATTACCTGTTAGTTCAATTTTTAAATCATTGTTTTTGAATGTTTCATACTTAGCTTGATTTAATAACGAACCATGTGATGGTAATAAATAAGCAAATTTATTATCCCCACTATTAACCGTAATCGACCAAGGTATTACCCTAATATTTTTTGTCTCTAATGTATTACTCCAATCAATAATTGAATCCCCAACATAATTTAAAGTTAAACCAGACGCAAAAGCATCATTGATACTTGCACTTGTAAATCCTCCGAAAGGAACATTAGTAACACTAAATAAAGCGGTTGTTGCCGTTTGTGAAATATTAATTTGATAATCACCCGTTCCACCAGTCGCTCCATTTAAAAATGAAACAATAGTTGTATTAGGTTCTAAATTTAATCCGGCAAGTATATTACCAACTTGTAATAACCCCCCATTAATTTGATTAACAGTTAATGTTGTACCGTTAATCGAACACGCCCCATTAACTTGGGTATTAGTTTTAATAATTTCAAACCCTTGTAAAAATATATTAAAATCATTAATTAATTTTGGGTAAAACCCGGTGTTAATTATAACCGATGTTTGTGAACCCAAAACATTAATATCCTCCAAAATAATATCTATATTAGCACCTTCATAAGTTAAATAATATGTTTTGGTTAAGGCTGATGTACCTGGATCGTAATTAGTTAAACTGTCAAAGTTTTTCCAAGAATTATCCAAAATATCAACACCACTCTCAACATATTTTTTATATCTATGCCATATCGAACCCATTTTTAATATCCAAGCATACGGCATTTTGTGTACCGCGCCAAACTTTTTAAGTGACGCAAAGATATAATCTAAATCTTCAGGTTGATTATTAGTTAATGATTTATACTTTTCCCTTAATGTTGATAGGGGGAGACTATTTAAAAATAAATAAGCTGCAGATACAAATGGATGTTTATCATATTCTCTGAATTTTTTTAATCCATCCTGAATTGCATTTATAAAATATGGAGTATTCAACATTGAGGTTGTCTGTTCCGCATTTACAAATCCACTATAATTTCTATATCTTATATTTCCCTCAGTAACTAATTGATTCTTATATTCATTTATTCTACCCTCATAAAAAGTTTTTAAATTAATCGCCTGATTCTGTCCCACAGGTTGTGGTTCTTGAGGTGTTTGTGTTAAAAAATTAGTAAAAGGTTTGATTTTATTTTTTTCAGCGGTATCAGAAAAGTTTGTAATTGTTTTTCTACTCTGACTGTAATTTAATACCTTTCTAGTATCAAAACTTGATTTGATATCGGAAATTGAACTTCCATCGGATAAGTTTGATTTAACCCAATCCAAATTAGTAAAAGGGAATGTATCAGTATAATCAATACTATTTGAATCAGTTGATCCTGTAATGTAATTTATAAGTTTATCCTCACCAGATATTGAAACTTGAGGTTGCGACAATCTATTATTGAATATGGAAGGACTTATAAATTCAAATTGACTGTTTTCAATAATATTTTTAATATATTTGGTATTGAATATACCCCTAATATAATTTTGCCAGCTAATACCTGTTCCACCATTAGAGAATTGTTTCAAGATTGTTGTTATATTACTTGAGTTAATTCCATAGTTTTTGAGTTTTTGTATTATAAAAGGATTATCATTAGATAAACTATTAACTATATTTATTTTTTCTGTTTCAGCAATTACCTCAGTGATTTGTCCAACCACAGAATTTGACAAATACGCTCTTGATAGTTTTGAATAATTTGAAATGAATATTAATCTCTCATATAATTCATAAAAATATTTTACTTCTTCTTTATTACTAAATAACTGATTTGTGACAGGGAATTCAATGGCGTTGAATGTAACCCTCTTGATATCATATAATTCGTTCTGGGTTGGTCCTAGTTCTTTTTTGGGGTTAGTTCTTTGAACAAAACCTTTTATAAATTCTTCAACAAATTCAACTTCCGGCCATGCCACATAGTTGTCCGCCTTTGTAATCTTGACTAATGAATTATCACCGGGATATCTAATCTCATATTTCTCTTGTCCCTTATCTCCATTCGTCGCTAATATTACTTGAGGCCACGGATATACTGGTGTATTAAAATTATTTCCCGAATTTAAGTTATCTTGAGATGCTCCAGCAACTTCTTTATTAAAGATAACATTTTTTCTAATATCATTATCTCTTTGTTCCCACGCTTTTGTGTGAACATCATCCATTAATCGAATAAATGCTTCCCCACTTGCAAATATAACTGCAAGTACATTTCTAAGATTTGGTACAAATCCAACTCCATCATTGTTGTTTTTTAACAATTCTGATAATAAATTCGTGATTTCAGTTTCAACAGTTTCTTTAATTTTTAACCTTTCAGTTTCCATCTGTTTAGTTAAATCCATAAATCTATTTTCACCCTCAAATATATAAAAAGTGGTATCAGTTAGTAATTCACCATTTTGTAATTTCATTTGAGTCGCACTTCTAAATGAACTTTTAAGTTCTGCCTCCAATCCTAATCTTTGTGTTTCTGTTGGTTCTTTTCCAGATCTTTTAATATAAGTTTCGGTTATGTCAACATCTTCAACTTTAATGTCAACATTAAATACATTAACGGTAACTCTATTTGGTATAGACGCTGGTGTAAATTTTCCACCAATTTCATACCCAGAATTAGCAACAGTTCCACAAGTTTTATTATCATTAAGTTTTTTATTATATTCATTAATAATACCGTTAAGTTTAGTTAACGCCTTTTCTCTTTCTACCGATGAACTAAATTCTTTTTTGAAAATATATACTTTGGTAACTTTATCATCTAACACATAGAAATTAGTTTTATCCATATAGGTATTAAACCAAGATCTTTTTCCCGCTTCAAAAAGAAATACCTCACCTTGATAATCCGATAACTGTGTTCTATATGTCTCCAAATTTGTTAATGGGGTCATATTTTGTTTAGCGAAAGTTTCCAACTTGTTTTTAATAAAAAAATCAAGTCTATCTCTTAGTTGTAAAATTGTTAACTCAGGAAAATCATCAGGAATTAAACCTTTCGACTTATACTCACTATATAACTCTTGTATTTTTTGATATCCTTTTTCAACTACACCATCACTCACATCAGTAAAATTACTTCCACCACCTTTAGTACTTTGAATACTTAATTTAGATTTATACATATGTGGAGTGGCTAACAGATGTCCCATTGAAACCTCAGCCAATATTGTATATTTGTATGTTACAAAATCCAAATCTATTTTAAAATTACCACTACCTGTATCATAAGATGCTCCAAATTTAGTTAACATTAACGCTAACCTAACAGCCTTTCCCAAATATCCTTTTATTGTTAAATAAAATGTTGGATAAGGTAAGTTGAAGAAGGCAGCATATGGGGACTGATCTCCCGATTCAAACAAAGCTCTACCTTTAACATCTTCCAATGTTATTTTAACTTGAGGTGTGAATGAAGTATTCTGTCTAATTGTAATACTTTTAATACCCAATAATCCATTGTCCGTAGGTCCTGGTTTTCCTCCTGACAAAATAGTTTGTCTAGTATAATAATCATTTGATTTATTAGGATTTTTAATTGAATTAACTTTAGGTTGATTAACACCTTCACCATTGATTGTATCTTTACCTGTTATTTCATCAGTATAAGAATTATCCAAATACTGTTTTCCACCAGGTTTCAAAAAGTTAATACTAGCTATTGATATTGTCTGAATTGCATCATTATTTGCAACTCCGATAGCTAACTTAGTTCTTGGTAATAAACTACATTCCAAGTTTGCATACATAACCAAATCCTCATGTCGGATTAATCTTTCTTTTGATACCCCAAATTCATCAACAACTTTATTTGGATCTATAACTGTAATGTTATTGTAATCAAATTCAACTAATATATTTTCAGGTCTACTTACCATAATAAAAGAAATAATTTTCTAACTCGTTTTTATAATCTTGCAAGGATGAAACTAATGGATACGGAATGGTTAATATTGCCCCATCGGGTATATTCCATTCGAGTCCACCATAAATCGGATTACCCATCAAAATTAACCATCCAAATGTTGGGCTACCGTAATATTGTTGTGATACTTTATCCATCCTTGTCATTCCGACTTTGTAAATATATCTTTTATCAGTTGACTTGGCGGGCAAGTTAATATATGGAACAACCGTTTGTTGACCATCAACAAGAAATTCATTGTAACGATTATAAATTTGTCTAGCCATAATTAGAATTCTAATATATTTGTTTTTTTTGTGTATAGTGCTAATATTTGAGCCTTCTGTGCAACATCATTAGTTCCCGGTACTGTTGAGTATTCAAATTTTCTTGTTTTACCTTTAGGAAATAATTTTTGTAATGGTTCATTAACAAATGTTTTGAACTCTTTATTTTTTCTAAAGTTCTCAAATAACTTTTCTTCTTTTCTTAATTCTTTTGAATATTTGTTTTGTAACTTTTCAACAACCTTTTCTAATTTATTTTTAAAGTTGTTTTTACTTACTGAAGGTCCTTTAGTTAAAGCGGAAACAAATTCTTGTCTTTTATTTTTATTATCCAAAATTCTAGAAATAACCATGAAGAAAAGTTTATTCTCAAGATCAAAATTAGCTTCAGTATCAGCCAGTCTAAACTCACCATCTTGATATTCATTACTTGTAGTTATACCACTTGAATCCAAAAGTTTGTTATACTCTTTGAGTGATTGAATCACATCTGTATAATCAAAATCTAATTCCTCAAATGTATTTTGTGGTACACCTCTGTTTGTTGGTTCTTGTCCTTCTGGTGGTTTACTTGAGTTACTAACTTCACTGGTTCCTGATATATTATAAACTCTTGGAACATTACTTTCTAAAATTTTACCATCGGTTTTTGTTTCAATTAAATTAATCTTTCTAAAATACTGAACATAGTTAGCTTCAAAATTTACTAAATCAGTATAAGTTGTAACAATACCATTAGAAAAGTCTGAACTTAATTTTTTAATATAGTTAATTAAATTAAGCTTAAATTCTTTGATTTCGGGTTCAGCACCAAAATATCCATTTTGTAAATTATTTTTTAATAATCCGCCATTGAGTAATGGATTTTGATTTGTTTCAATATCTTTTATTACATCAGTAAATAGTTTAGTTAATCTTGTATTATCACCATCAGGTTGTCCCCATATTATTTTTACTTCAGGATTTGGTGTTACACTAGCTCCACTTAAATAAATGGTTCCATTAGTATTTTTCCTTTTATCATTCACTAATTGCATGATACCCATATTATACGTCAATGTGATTTTTTCCATTTGGTTAACCACAGTGTTGAAGTATGTTACGGTTTCATCAAAGAATTTATCCATAACTTTTTGGTATGAGGTAACACCTGTTTGTCCACTAGGAATTGGTATATTTGTCTGAATTTCACCAATAGTATCACCACCATCATTTGTAGGATTATTAGTAACATTATTAAGAGTTGCAGGTTTTTCACCAGCTAATATAACTTGTTCTAATTCTTTATCTATCTTCTTATACGAATCATCAGTAGGCGTCGCCCTTTCATCATATATTTCAGTATTTGCATAATAATTAAATGATAATGCGTTCTGCAATTGTTCAACAGGTTTGGATAAACCATGTCCTCCAATCATATTGAATCCCATAGATACTTTTACAATCATTGGCTGAATACCAATACCTTCAGGATTAATATCCAATAAATTACTTTCATATGTAAAACCCAAACTTGTAGGAACAATCTTTGTATTATAAAAGTCACCTACCCTTAAAATAAGAATGGGAGGAGCACCAAATGATGTATTAACTGCATCATTATATTTCGGTCTACCATCAGCACCTATTACAGGAATTGTTTCACCAGGTCTAACACATTGATTTAAGAACGTTAAACGAGCATTCAATCCTTCAGGTGTCATTGAGTGGAACGCTGGGTTGAAGTATTTAATCTTTTCCTTAATTGTTTGATATATCATCGGATTTTCTTTCTGTATTACATCAAAGTAATCACATTCGGAAAATAGATTTCTTAATATTTTTTTACTAATACCATCTTTCAATTTTTTAGTAACACTAATAGTTGGTTGTAATCTAGGTGGTATTACTGTTGATTTTACAACTACCTTTTGTTCTTTTGGGGCAATATCAGTTTGATTGGTTTTAACTTCATTTTCAACTTCAACTTGTGGTAATGTAACTTTAATTTCTTTAATTTTAACTCTCCTACAAGCCATTGCATAAACTGAATATATCTGAGCTTTGGAATTGTCGGTTATGTTATTATTTCCACCTTTAATATCATTTCTACAGTTTACCTCAAATCCAAAGGTATCACCAGTACCCGCTTTTGGTATTGATATATCCTCACCATCTCCTTGAGCTGATTTTATAAAAAATTTTTTATCAATTTCATTACCCAAATTAGCGTCACCTATTGTTGTTTCTTTAAAAAATTTCTTAACTGAATCAATCCTTCTTAAAGAAAGATTTTTATTATAATCTTGATTACCCAACGCAGACGCAGAACCTATCATTTCGATAGTTACAGTACCTCCCTTCTTAATAATATTATAAGCATCAACAATAAAATTTTTCTCATTTTTTGAGATTACATTATAGTTTGATTCAACTATGGTATCAAAGAATTGTTTAACATTTTTAGCTTCATTACAATACTGTTGATGTGACTTACCAGTATCAACTTGAGTTCTTCCATTTTCGGTTACTTTAACTGTTCCTGTTTTTTTACAGAAAGGTGATGTGTCCCCAAATAATGAATTTGATGTATTTTCATATGTTGTCATCAAAGATTTATAAGAATCAAAAGTTTGTGAATAAGGTTGATTTGATACAGTTCCTGTTTGAGGACCTGGTATATCATCATGGAAATAAAACGCCAATTCTTTATATCTATCTTCAAAATTTTTCTGTTCAGGATCGTCTTGATATGTTTTTTTATCAACATTTGATATATTTGAATCCCCACCTTGACCATTTGTACTTCCACCTATAGGTGCTGGTATTGTTACAGTTTTTTGTATTTCAAAATTAACACCCGCTAATTCCTCTCTAGTTAATCTAGGGTTATTCAAAATTTCTTGATATTCATAGATATCGGATGGTTTTAACATATTAAACTTTTTAGCAAGTTCGTATACATCATATTTAACACATCCAGCAAAGAATGAATCAATTATAGAATCAATCCTTTCTTTTTGTTGTCCTTTTAATTGTTTCTCAATTATTGTATTCATAACTGATGGATGATCCACAATTATTTTCCAACTAATAGAACCTGATCTAGTTGTATTATTATATGTATATATTGGTTCAGGTCTACCTAAGAAATTGGTTTGTTGAAAGTTTGGTGTACTAGTATCACTAAATGTTAAATCATAAGGTGGAAACCACATTACTCTACCTCCATTAGGTCCTCTCTCACATACAGGTAAATCATCATAAGTAAGTCCAGGCCTACTTGAAGTTCTCCAAGCCAAATTTTCCAAAGAGAACATATATTTCTTAGCAACTAATTGTCCTTTTTCATTAGGTAGTATATTTGTAGAACCAGGATTTCTTAGTGGTGCTATGTTTAGGTTGTATGTATTATCAAAAACTGAATTCACAAATCTTCTTCCTGATGTTGTTATTCCATCAGTTTTTTGTAAATCATTATAAGTGTAATATGGAGTATCTTTTGTAAATACCCTACAATATTCAATACCCGCTTCTCCCCCATTTGTATTATCTTGATATGATAAAACCCTTGAACCTTTAGTCATTTCTTTATACCCATCATTGAAAACCTTACTCACTTGATTTATAGCGTTTCCAACATGTTTTAATTTTGTTATACCAGCAACATTATCCGCAGATTCAATTAATCTTTGTGTAGCATCTAATATTGATGAAGGTTTGAATGTTATACTTGTTGATTCATTACTAGTATATTGTGAACTAATTTGATTGAATTCAGTATCAAGTGATCCAACACCCCCACCAGGTGTTGCTTTATATCCAGCGTTCCCTTTATATTTTGGTGATGTCCAAACAAATTGTCCATCAATACCTCCACCATCCGTAAATGATTTACCTGCTAAACCAAAATTTATTTTATTTTCATTACCTTCAAATAAAATTCCCAATTCAGAAGGTCCATAAACAGGTGTCTGAATCTGTCTTCCAAAAGCATCAACAGGAATTTGATTCGGAGGTGAGGTAATTGTTGATGGGTCAGCATTTCTACTACCAACATAAAAACCACCTGTCGTTACATCAAGAGCGTTAAGTGCAAATTGTCCTACGGCAACTGCGGCTCCCAAGTTTCTATCGTATGGAGGTTGGTATCTGTTATAATCTATATTGGCAAAAAGAATGGAACGTTGTCCATTACCCGTATTAGCTAAAAATATTTGTGATGGATTTCTTAAAACATTCAGAATCCCACCCAATGCACCACCAGTTAATTGATTTAAAGCATTTACACCACTTGTAATCTGAGCACTTGAACCACCGTTAAATGGACTCTCGATAAAATAATCTCCGGGTATTGGTGACGCAGGAAAATAATTGTCTGATAACCTTGAAGATAATGACTGAGATGTTCCTAATCCTTGTTCAGGTATGGTAATTTTGTAATTTTTATTAGTAGTATCTAGTCTACCTGATACAAGCAAAGTTGAATTCAAAGGATTACTAAATGTGTCCAAACTACCAGCACTTCCATTTATTTGAGCATTTTCAACATCAACTCTATCTTGTAATAAATTCTTTAATGTTTGAGCGCCCAACTTAACGATGAAAGAATCCTGAGATAATAAACCTGAAGAACCTGTTGGATCATTTGATAACAAAATCTGATAAGGTGAATAAGAAGACGGAATAAATGTCGGTGGATTCCAATATGGGGTATATAACTTATTCTTATTTTCCAAAGAATCAATTACCACCATACTCATGTAACCACCAATAGGTCCGTATCTGTTTTCTATATAAGCTGCGTCAATATAAAATTCGTTAACCAAATCAAGTTCAGTGTCATTTGGGTCATATTCACCTTTGTTTGGTCTTAATGGATATTTGTTATTTATAACAGTATTAGAATACCCACCTTCAGGTCCATATTCGTTTAATGGATATAATCTATCAGGAAACGGGCTATCACCAATTAAATTATTTGGTGAATCAATAACATTTAAATCTCCTATGACTGTCGGGTAATTAGTATTAGACACAGGGGGTGAATACACTCCTTGTAATGTATAAGGAGCTAAATTACGAGACATTAAACTGTTTCTGAAACTAGCTGTAGATATAAATGATAATGAACTATCTGACATACTTTTTTATAATAAATAGATATTTTTTATTTTTATTTAGGTGTACCAACTTTTTGTTTTTCCGCTCTTTGTACTGCATCATAAAGTAATTGGTCCCAATTGGCTTGTTGGATGAGTGATTTAATTTGATCCTCAGATAACCCTGAAACACCAGATACTGATATATCTAATTTAAGTGGTTGTGTAAACTTAATTTCATTTGTTGACGCTTCTTTAGGTATCGATTCAGATTTATCTTTTGTTTTTAATTCTTCAGTACTACCCATAGGTTTTACAGTACCCTCTTTTAATTTTTGATTACTTTCAATAAGTTCTTTATCTTTTAAATCAACACCTGTTAATCCTTTTATTAGTTCAGTTCCAGCACCTTTAATTGCTTGTATACTTTCATTTTTTGATTCACCTATTTCCTTAATTGCTGATTCTCCTCTTCTAACAACACCTTCAAATGACGAAGTTAAAAATCCACCAACATTATCCAAGAGTTGTTTACCTGCTCCAGCAATATCACCTTCCTTTAAAGCACTAGTTACCCCCGTTAAACCTTCATCAGTTTTTTTCCTTAACTGTTTAGTACTAAGTTCTTCTTCTCCGAATATCTTAGGTAATTCACTTGATAATTCTTTACCCGCAGTTAACATGCTTTCAGCAGTTTTACTTGAACCTAATACCATACCTAAACGTGTATCAATACTTTTAAGAAAATCTAAGTCGTTAGCCATACTAGTGAATATGTCAATTTGTTCTTTAGCCAACTCTTCCATAGTTTTTGGAGCTTGTGCCTCCATAAACTTATCTAATTTACCTTTATCTTGAGTAAATAAATCTAATGCCTTATCCAAACCAACATCTTCACCATCAACTTTTAATTTATACTCACCACCAGGTCCCATGGTTGCCATATTTGCGATAAATTTTCTTTGTTCTTCGGTAAAAGTATCTTCAGGTAATTTTATTTTACTTAATTTATCTTCTAACTCAGCACCCGCTAAAGCCATTTTACTTAATTGAGTCGTATTACCAAATAATTCTTTAGAAATTTCCATCATCTGCCTTTTAGCCCCGGGCATAATTTCAAATTGTCCTTTTTCATTTAATCTAACAAATTCCTTACTCATTTCAGCAATTTGGTTTTGTAACTCAGCAGGGTCATTTTGTGCCATATCCATTAATCTAAGTGGATCTAATAAAGAACTTTGAGCAACACCTAATCTCTGCATAGCACTCGCCATATTAATAGCATTCTCAGGATCAAATAACTGTTCAGCTTTAGATAGGATTGTTGACATATCTATTCTTAAATTAACAGCCTGTGCCGCCATCTTAGCCATACCTTCAACTCCACCCTGAAAATTAAATTTAGATGTTTCACCTAAATTTTTAACCACCATACCAGACACTGCTTGTGTATCCAAACCCAAAGACCGAGACACATTAACAACTTTTTGCATTTCTTTTCCCGAATTCAAAATTGATATACCAGCATCCGCAAAACCTGCAGTGAGTTTGTCTACACCAACACCAGTTACATCTGTCATCGCTTTGATTTGTCCAAAAGATTCTGATGTTAGAAGTGCGTTTCTTCCAATTTCTTTTGAAAAGGAAACTTGTATTTTCCCAGCTTCTTCAATAGTTTGTTTTATATTAACCCCAACTTTAACCAAACTATCGGAAGCGTCCGCTAAACCGGCTTTTATATTTGTAATATTTTCTCGTCCTTGTCCGAATTGTTTTGCAATTGCTATAGCATTATCTTCCATTCCCATTATGGAATTTTTAAATCCATCAGCGGCTTTTGACGCCGCTTGTAAAGCACTTGTTAACTGACTTAATCCACTAGATTTTCCCATTTTGATTCATTTTAATATAAAATAAATACCCCCAACAATTATTTATTGTCAGGGGGACTATTAACTTCGATTATTTTATTTATCAGATATTTCCTAAAATATGTTGGCATTATCAAAAAATCTGAATATGAGGTTCCAATAAATTTTCCTAATGCAAAGTACTCATCTATCATCATCTGTCTATAACTAGAAGAAAGGGCGAAAAAACTCCACCCCAAAGGTAATCTTGAAAGATACCTTTTCTCCTGACGGGGCTATAACTGTTTTTTCTAAATCTAATGATGGTTGATTGTCTCTTACAAAGTTTCTAATATATTTTGAATCTAATATTGGTAATGTTTCAATAAAGGATGCAATTTTTTCTCTATCAGCAATTCCATCAACCTCTTGAATCATTTTATTTAATCTCCACGTAACCGTTGGAGCTACCCTACCAACAGGGTATTGTTCAGACATCTTATCAATGTCCAAAATCTCAGAATATGTTAATGGTCTTAACTTAACAGTATTTCCTGAACGAGGTAACATTGTTGTAAACATTCCATTTTCATCAGGAGTGAATTGTGTTTTTTTAATGTTAAGTTCGTCCAAAACGATTGTTGTTTCAAAACTTTTGTTAGTTTTTGGGTCAATCACATTAACCACATATTCAGGACCAAAAGATGTATTTCTTAAATAAATAAGAATTGCTTCTATATCACCTTCCAATAATTCTTCAGGTCTTAAATCATGTTCATATATTTTACTTCTTAATAATGTTAAGATAATATTTTGATTTGAGTTTTGAGTTGCACCAATTAATATATTTTCATCATGTGCGGTCAAATACCCAACCTTAACTGATTTTTTTTTATTTTTATAAAATATACCTCCAGTTGGTAATGGGACTACATCATGGGGAAGATTAAAGTTTTCGGTAGCGGCATTAAATAAATTGGAATCCATAGTTTTTTATTTTAAATAATAGTTAGTTTTATAAAAAACTAAACTATAATCCATAACTTGGTGTTAATTCCCATCTAATATTACCACAATCATATATTCGATATATTTTTCTTTCAAACATTATTTCCTTTTCTGTTTTATTCTTATCAAATCCATGTTTAACTAATATGGATTTTCTAAAATTAAATCTGTTATGTCTGATGTCATCAATAACATACCAGTAATTCGGTTTGGATTGATGTATTTTATTAAAATTTAATTTTTTATATAATTCCCCATTAAATAATCTAACGTCAGAATATGATACAATCTTTTGTGGTACATATTTTTTAATAAAAAAATTAAGTAATTTAGAGGCTGATCCAATAATATTATAATTTATCAAATTACAA